TTCAGGGAACACATCTTTGGGATAGATTGTGTTGGGCAAAAGAAAAGTTAGAAGGTAAACAATCTGATTATCGTGTGGTATGGGAAGACCCTGATGCACCTGAAGAATGTGCAAAGGTAACAGTGCCTGACCCTAATTGGATGGCTTGTGCATTGCAAGGTGGCATATTACCACCTGTAGAAGTATATTGGGCATTAGCAGAAGATGAAGCTAAACCTGATTTTAAGAAACATACAAGAGGTTATTTGCTACACAATACTAAACCTGTTGATGCAATGACAGAAGAAAAAGCAATAGAATATTTAATTATGAAAGACATACCACAAAGAGTGTGGAGAGACTACGAAAAAGCTAATAAACCAAGATTAGTTATATGTAGAAAAGAACAACTTCCAAGTACAAGAGTGTGGCGAAATGCTTGGAAGATTGATGAAGACGTTCATGCCACTGAACAAGTAGCCTAATAAGGAGATAAACATGGCAACAACATATGTTAATGATATGAAAGGCAATACGTTAGAAGCATCAAGAGCTACAATGCCTTCTGATAGACATTTTAGAAATGCTTGGGTTACATCAGGTACAGCTATTACCGAAGATATGACAGAAGCTAAAAAGATATTTCAAGATAAAATCAGAGAAGTCAGAGCACCTCTACTAGAGGCAGAAGACGTAGCTTATATGAAAGCTCTTGAAGCCGATGATGCAAGTGCAAAAACTGCAAGTGTAAATAAAAAGAAAGCACTTAGAGATGCACCTGCAGCAAAAGCAATTTCAGATGCAGATACTATTGCTAAATTAAAAGCAGCTTGGGATACAAGCACATTGGGTGCAAGTCCTTACGCATAAGGAGTAAATAATGGCTTTAACGAAAGTAAGGTCAGGTGGCATTGACTATGCTAATTCTACACTTGTAGACACTAGCAACTCAGGTTCAGTGACACTTAACTTTAACAATCATACTAACTTTGTTTTGACGTTCACAGGTAACGTAACACTTGCTAATCCTACTACAGAGAATGTAGGACAGACAGGTATCATTGTTTGTATTCAGGATGGTACAGGTGGTAGAACACTAACATTAGGAACAGACTTTGAAACTGCAGGTGGACTAGGTGTTAATTTAAGTACTGCTGCAAGTGCAGTAGATGTGATACCTTATATAGTTAAAGCATCAAATAGTATTTTGCTTGGTAAGATACAGAAGGCTTTCAGTTAATGTTAATGGCTTCACCACAATGGATGTTTGAAACAGATTTATCTGAAGATATTATTAGTAATTCATTAAGATTTAATGATGGTGATTCTGCTCATTTAACTTTTACTCCGGGGTCAGCATCATCTGCTACAGACAGAAGAAAAATAACGCATTCAGTGTGGGTTAAAAGAGGTGCATTAGGCACGGGTACAACCCTATATAGTTCAACTAAAAGTGGTGGTAGTGATTATTATCAATGGAGGTTCTCTAGTGATGATAAAATGACTCTTATTTTAGATGTAGATGATAGCAACTTTGGTTATGATACTGCAGCAGTTTATAGAGACACAACGAATTGGTATCATTTTGTTTTAATAATAGACACTACACAATCAACAGATACCGATAGAGTTAAACTTTATGCAAATGGTGTTTTGCAAACTATATCTAATAAATATGGAAGTAATGTTTCTCAAAACTTTGAAACATATGTAATGGATGGAACTGAAGATGCAATAGGAGAATTTAACTATAATAGCTCTACTTATTTTGATGGGTATATGGCTGAGTTTGTTACAATTATAGGTCAAAATACTGCTGTCACTGATTTTGGAAAAGATGTAGATGGTGTATGGCTTCCTAAAGATACTTCAGGATTAACTTTTGGTGGTAATGGATTTAGATTACAATTTAAACAAACAGGAACATCAGCTAATGCGAGTGGTATGGGTGCAGACACAAGTGGTAATACAAATCATTTTACACCTACTAATTTAGCAGCAGGAGATGTGGTAATAGATACTCCTGAGAATAATTTTTGTACTATAAATAGTCTTTATGACTTACCTAGTGGTTGGACATTTAGTGAAGGTAATTTAAAATATACTACCACAACTAATCAAAGAGGTTTTGTTTGTAATCAAAATATACCTCTTGGAAACAGAGTTTATTGGGAAACTCGTGTTGAGAGTTTTGGTGCTTCAGATGACGAAGTATATATAGGAGTGGCAGCAGAAGGAATTACTTCAGGTAATTTAGATGAAAATAGAGGAGGGGGTGCAGTAGACAATGCTCTTGTTTATGCTTTTTCTAATTACGATAATAATGTGCATTTAAATAGTAGCACTGCTGCAGGTACAGGTCCGGGTCAATACAGAAATAGTGCTTTACCCACTGTCGTAGGATGTGCAGTTGACAGAGCTAATCACACAATTAAATGGAATTTAGATGGGGGTGCGTTTTCATCTGAATTTACCATACCTTCTACAAATGGTTTATTCCCTTTTGTTGGAAGTGGTGGTGGAACAAATTCTGCTGTAGGTATTCTTAACTTTGGACAAGATGATACGTTTGCAGGTGCAGTTAGTAGTAATGGCATAACAGGTGGGGGTGGTAAGTTTAGACATACTGTTCCTGCAGGGTATAATGCATTATGCTCACGCAATTTAAGCGAACCTAAATTTAGTGGTAATCCTAATAGACCTGAAAATGCTAATGATAATTTTAATCCATATGGTTATACAGCCGATAACACAGATAACAAAGCAAGAACTGGTATGGGTTTTCAACCTGATTTTTTATGGTTTAAAGATAGAGATACTGGTTTTTCACACAATTTATATGATTCTAGTAGAGGTGCAAATAAATATATACAATCTAATAATACCGGTACAGAGAATACAACTTCTGATTTAATGAGTTCTTTTGATTCAGATGGTTTTACTACACAAAACGACTCTTCATCAGGGAATCTACTTAATTACTCTTCAGATAAATATATTGCTTGGTCGTGGAAGGCTAATGCAGGTACAACTTCTAGTAATGACAGTGGTGATATAACGACTACAGTTCAAGTAAATACAAAAGCTGGGTTTTCTATTATTACTTACACAGGAAGTGGAACAGATGGAAACACAATAGGACATGGATTAAATCAACAACCTGATTTTATAATAGGAACTCCAAGAGATAGCTCAGGTTCAAATCGTGTTGTTTGGCATAAAGAAATATCTCTTGGTACTTTTTTAAAATTAAATCTTACTGATGCTGTAGCAACTAGCGACCAATTTGTTTCAGTAAGTGACACACTTATTGGGGTAGGAGGCAATGCAAATTTAAGTGGTAAGGCACAAGTCATATGGTGTTGGCATGAAATTGAAGGATACTCAAAATTCGGAAAGTATACTGGAAATGGAAATGCAAATGGTGCTTATATCCATCTAGGTTTTAAACCTGCACTTGTAGCAACTAAAAAAACAAGTGGAACTGGAAATTGGTACGTTAATGACTCTACTCGTTCTAATTATAATCCAACAAGCACATCAGCAGGAAATTTGTATTGGGAATCAAGTGGTACAGAAAGTGGAAATGGTATGGATTTGTTATCCTCAGGATTTAAAATAAGGAACACAGATAGTTCACAAAATGCAAGTGGTGGAACATATGTTTACATGGCATGGGCAGAGTCCCCATTTAAATATTCAAATGCAGTATAGAGGAAAAATGATATGGCATATATAGGAAAAAGTCCAAGTGCAGGTGTAAGAAGTAGATTTGTATATCAAGCCACTGCTAGTCAAACTAGCTTTAGTGGTAGTGATTCAAACTCTTTAACACTGTCTTATACAGATAGTCTGTACATGGATGTATATCAAAATGGAGTGTTACTCAAAGCAGGAACAGACTATGCAGCAACAACAGGCACAAGTGTTGTTTTGGTAACAGGTGCAAGTTTAAATGACATAATAGAGATGATTGTGTATGATGTGTTCTCTGTGCAACAGACTTACACTAAAACAGAATCAGACACACGTTATCCATTTAAAGGAAACAATAGTATAATTAGATTAAACGGACAAACTATAAGTGCAGACATAACAATAGATTCAGATGAGAATGGAGTTAGTGCAGGTCCTATAACACAATCGGCTACTGTTACTGTTAATGGTTATTGGAGTATTGTATGACAAGTCAATTAAATGTAGATACTATAAAAGGAAAAAGCACTGCAGGTTCTATTACTATTCAAAGTGAGGGAAGTCCAACAACTAATTTGCAAAAGGGATTAGCTAAAGTAACTGCACATTTAACTTTAGCAGGTGCTTCTGATTCAGATGCTGCTCTTAATGTAAGTTCAGTAACTGATGGTTCTACAGGAAAAAATACTTTGGCTGTTACTAATGCTTTTAGTTCTGCTACTGCAGCAGTAGGTAATATAAGTAACCATGATGATTCTTATAATCGTGGTACAGGAATTAGAGATGCTTCTGCAAGTCAATTTGAAACTTTTATGTTTACTGCATCAAGTGGTTCTTTATCTGACAGTGACACAGACCATTCAGTAACAATACATGGGGATTTAGCATAATGGCAAGTCAATTAAAAGTAGATACAATTACAGGTGTAACCACAGCAGGTAGTGTGGTGGTTACAGGTGAGGGAAACTCAACGACAACCAATCTGCAACAGGGGTTAAATAAAGTTTGGTTTACATTAGGTGTGGATGCAGTTCAAGACGATAGCTTTAATTGTAGCTCAGTAGATGACGATGGAAGTGGAGATTATGGCATACATTTTACCAATGATTTTAATAATGCTTTATATTCATCAAGCATGGGGATGACTGTTGACGGGTTAAATCCTAGAATGATGGTACAAAGTCCAAGTAAAGCAGCAGGTGCAGTTGAAGTAAGAATGATGTCAACAACAGATGGCTCTGCATCAGAGGCAAATATAACACACACAGAAATGAAAATTTGTGGAGATTTAGCATAATGGCAAGTATATTAAGAGTAGACACAATAACAGATGCAAGTAGTAATAATAGTATTGCTACGAGTGTATTATTTGAGGGAAGTTCAAAACATTGGATTCTTATGAATGGCACAGGAACTGTTGCTGTAACAGACTCATATAATAATACATCTATAACAGATAATGGCACAGGAGACTATACAATAACCATAGCTAATAATATGAACACTGCTAATTTTTGTGTAGCAACAGGTGGTGGATATGATGAGGATGGTTCTACTGCTAATAATAGGCAAGGTCCAGGAGCATCAAACAAAACAACAACTGCATTTAAATTAACTACTGGTAGTAATACTACTGCAGCAGATGATTGGGAAGCTCCTGCTGCTCAAACATTAGGAGACTTAGCATGAGTAAAGCATCTGATTTAGCAAGGTTAGTGACAAGTGGCTCTACTGCTATACATGGTGAAGCAGGGGTTACATCAAGTGGTTCAACAGGTAAGACAACTAATCTTCAGCAAGGGTTGGCTAAAGTTTGGCTTCATTATGACCAAAAGGGAGATAGTGGTAGCACACAAGCATTAGATAGCTTTAACGTAGGTAGCATAACTGATTCTGCAACAGGTCAGTATGAGGTGAATGTTACAAACAATTTTAGTAATGCTTTTCATGCAACAGGAGCTATTGCTATAGATAGTGGCACATCAGCTTTATTTTCATCAGGTCCTGAAAGTGACAGCTCTACTTCTTTAATTGATATGTTGACCTACACAGCAGGAGGTAGTCTTGCAGATGGAGATAGTTCAACTAATGTAACTTTTGGAGACCTAGTTTAAGATGGAAATAGATGCCATGTTATTTTGGAACATTATCTTGACAATGGTTGTTGTACCATTTGGTTGGGCATTCAACAAGATGTTCCAAGAGGTAAAGAGAATACAAATATTATTAAATAAAACACGTGAAGAATATGCACGTAAAGATGATGTAAAAGATGATATGCATAATCTTATGGATGCAATTCAAAGACTAGAAGATAAACTAGACAGAATATTGATTGGAGCTAAATAGTGGCAGAGGTTAAAAAAAGAAAAATGCAAGAAGGTGGAACTAATATAGAAACCACTCCTGTAGATACTTATATGGGACAACAAGTTACTAATCCACTTATGCCTGCACAAGGACAATATGTTCCCGGCGCACAACAAATACAACCCGGAGAAGAAGTATCTCCAGAGGCTTATGCTCTACAAGGACAGCCAGATATTCCCATATCTCAAGCTACAACAACAGCTACACAAGTTCCTACTGCAACACCTGCTGTAACAGTATCTCCTGCATTAGTAGCTGAAGATACACCCACAGCAACTGCACAACAGGGAACAGGATTAACTCAACAGGCTCAAGCAGCACAAGGAACTGTTTCTCCCCAAGCACAAGCCCAAGCACAACAAGGAGTGGCACAAGGAGTTGTACAACAAGCTGATGTAACACAAAGACAAGTTGCTGCACCTGAATTAATATCTGGTGCTGTAGCAGATACTGCTTTTTTATCTGGAACTCAACCGGCACAAACAGATTTTGCAAGTACAGTAGAAGGTGCTACAATGGCTGTAACACCCGAAATGACTGTTCAAGGACAACTCGCTCGTATATCACAACAGTTTGATAATGGTCAAGTGCCTTCATGGGCTGCAGGAGTTGTTAGAAATGCAACTGCTACTATGCAACAAAGAGGCGTAGCTGCTTCATCAATGGCAGGTGCTGCTATAACTCAAGCAATATTAGAGGCTTCTGTGCCTATAGCGACTGCAGATGCTCAAACATATTATACCACTGCTGTTAAGATAATGGATAATGAACAGCAGGCAAGATTAACAAATACACAAAATAATTTAAATGTGGCGTTAGCTAATATGTCTAATAGACAACAAACAGCTCTCGCTAAAATGCAAGTACAGGCAGCTTTGGCAGGTCAAGAACTTTCCAACCAACAACAAGCAAACATCCTCAACGCTGAAAAGTACGCTGAAGCTGCTAAAGTAAACTTTACTCAAGAGCAACAAAGAGTTTTTGCAAATGCTAAAGTCATGGAAACTTTAGGATTACAAAATTTAAATAATGCTCAAGCAACTGCTTTAGCAAATGCCGCCACTATTGCTCAAATGGATATGGCTAATTTAAATAATAGACAACAGGCTATGGTGCTAAACGCACAGGGATTTTTACAAATGGATATGTCTAATTTATCTAACGCTCAACAGGCAGAAACTATAAATCAACAAGCCAAAATGCAAACATTATTATCAGACCAAGCCTCAAGAAATGCAGCACAAAATTTCAATGCCACAAGTCAAAATCAAGTTAATCAATTTTTTGAATCTTTAGCAGCAGATATAAATAAATTAAATAGCACTCAAGCTAATGCACAATCACAATTTAATACAGGACAAACTAATGCATTAAATCAATTTCGTGCCACTATGCAAAATACAAGAGAACAATTTAATACAACTAATGCAGTAACTTTAGCACAAGCTAATGCTACATGGCGTAGAAATTTAAACACAGCTAACACAGCAGCAATAAATGCAGCTAATCAATTAAATGCCGCTAATTATTTAAATATATCAAATACTGCATTAAATAATATTTGGCAACAATATCGAGATGAAGCAGATTATGCATATACTTCTTCAGAAAATGCTCAAGACAGAGCATTCAACTATGCTATGGCAGCATTAGAAGCAGATGTAAGGTCTGATATGTATAATGAGTATTTAGATGAAAAATCGTCTAACGCTATAGGGGGTTTTATAACTGCTCTAGGTATAGCAGCAATAAACAGTTAGAGGAAAATATGTTAGGAACAGCAGCCAGTATAGCCACTGGAATGATAATGAGTAAATATACCAGTGGTGGTAAACAACCTCAACTACCACAAACTTCAATGAAAGGTCCTATGGACTTTTATCCTAGTCTATATAGTAAGTTTGCTAGAAGAGGCAGAACAGGTACTAAGTACGTATCAAGGACAAGCAGACCTGCTAGTGTTGAAACAGGCACTTATGGACCTCTCAGCACATATAATTCTATTCTTAAAAAACAATTAGGATTACTAACATCTAAGGCATAAATTATGGAAATTAAATTAAACGACACTATGAAACTTCCTAGTGGTAAAGACCGCTCTATATTCGATACTGCTATACCGGGACAATCTTTAACTAAAACTCCAAATATATATCCTTGGGATAAGCCTCCTATGATGAATACTCCAGATGAAGCTATGAATTATTTTATAGATAAATTTGATAATGATGCTAATGCTGAAAAATTATTAAGTTTAATAGATTCTCAAATTCCTGTATCCGTTATTGCAGATTCATTATTATTAGCTGGTTTTGCTGAAGGAGTGTTTAATCCAGATGTTGCTATATTAACTGCAGAAGATTTAACAATGTTACTTATGAAAATAGCAGAAGATGCAAACATAGAATACAAAATTATTCCAAATCAAGATTCTGTAATTGATGAAGGATTAGAAAAAATTGCTGAATTTAAAAAAGATAAAACAGATTTTCAAAAAGCAACCACACAGAGTCCTTCTGAAAGATTAGCAGAGGAAACACCGGAAGAAGAAATACAAGAACAACCTATGGAACAACCACAAGGATTAATGGCTAGACAGGAGATAGTGTAATGGGCATAACATTAGGTGGAATAATGAGAGGGGCACTTCCTGTTGCTACACAACAGTTAATGAATGTGCCTGCTGATGCAGCCGCAAGAATGGATAAATTAGAGGCACGTTTTAAAGTTGCTAATTCTGCATATAAGGAAAAAGAAGCAGAAGTATTAAAACAACAAGGAACTATTAAAACACTGGCTAAAAATTTAGGAGTTGATTTAGGAATAGCTAAACAAGCATATGATTTAAGTGGTGGTAATGTAGAAAAAGCAGGAAAGATTATTAATAATATGCTTTCTGCATATACAAAAACAGGCATACCTACAACGAAAGTAGCCTCACCTGAACCAACTAATGAATCCGTAGTGTTAGATAATCTTTCTTCTGTAAATGTAGCACCTAAAGATGCAGAAGATAATTCTATTATGCAATCATTTACTAATTTATTTAAATATTATTCTCCAGAAAAAGTAACACAATTATTTGCTAAGAAAATGAATTTACCTGTTGAACGAGTTAAT